TACCTTCGGCGCGGTAGCCGATGCCCAGGTTTTCTTCATCGTTCACAGGGTACGAGCGGAAGCCCGGCGCCTGGGACTCGGTGATTACCACGGCGTTGGGCAGCAGGCCGAAGATTACGTCCGCAGGAGCGGTGTCGGTGACCAGCACCGGCTTGCCCAGGGTGCCCGGCAGGCCGCCGTAGATCACGACACCGGCTTCTTCGTAGATCTTGTTGGTGATCGCCTCGTCGACGATGTCGAAGTAGGCGCTGGAGTGCATGACCCACAGGGCAATGCGACCGAACTTGTCGCCGAACTTGCGCATCCCGCGGGTCAGCGTCTTCTTGCCGTCGGTTTCGATGTTGGCCGAGACAACCATGCCTGCGTTGGAGCCGATCGAAGCACGCAGCGCTGCGGTGGCGTACTGGATGAAGCCTTCCAGGGTAGCGTCTGCAACGTCGGCGCCAATGATCTGGGAGAACTCGTCAACCGGACGACCGCGGCGCTTGAACGCCTCTTCGGTGGTCTGGTACGGGCCGTACTTCCACGGAGCCTTGACGCCAACTGCCTCACCGGCGCCGATCTTTTTGGCGGTCACCTTGTCAGTGGAATTGACGTCGCGATGCTCCAGAGAGCCGCCGACTTTGTAGAAGGCGCGCTTACGGAAGTCACCTTCGATCAGTTCGTTGTCGAGGACGATGGCGCCATTGGACGAGGCGTTGAACACATCCAGGTTGTCCTGGACGCGCTCCAGGTATGCGGTTTGCGCCTCATCGTTATAGATGATCAGGTCGCTGTTTACAGTCGTTGGCATGGGTGAATCCCCTTACTTGGGCAATGCGAGATATGCGGTTTGGCCGTGCTTGCGCTGGAAGTCGCGCTTCTGCTCGGAGGTCATTTCGGAGCGCTTGAATGCAGCCTGGCCGCCACCCCCGCCCGGGGCTTGTGTCCCTGAAGCCCTTGGCCACAGGTGAGGTGCGCTTTCGCGCAGAGACTCCGCCCATTCGAGCGGGGTCAGAGGAGTTTTGCCGTCTTTGCCGAGGATGGTCTGGCCGGACTCATCAACAGCGACTGCTTCGCCATCTTCGTTCAGGGTGAACACGCCTTTGGCTCGCAGGATGATGTCGTCTGTTGCTTCCGGCAGCGCGCCGGCTTTCAGTGCTGCACCGCGCACCGAGTCGCCCAGGACCTTGCCCTGAAACTTGGCGGCGAAGGCTTCAGCCTTCTCGGCTCGGCCGACGAGCGTCTTCAGCTGCTTGTCGTGCTCGCCACGCAGGCGCTCGGTGCGCTTGTTGAACACCTCGTCCACCTTGCCCTCAGTCAGCAGCTTGGTTTCTTCGTCCTGGCCCGCCCGGCTGAGCAGGCCTTTAACGGCATCGATGTCGATGCCTTCGAACTGAGTTTCGAACTGGGTCAGCTTGCCGGAGGTTTCCTTCAGCTTGCCCAGCAATTCCGAGTTCTTGGTTTTCAAACCCGAAACGGATGCTTCAACGGCAGTCGCGATAGCGGCCTTGATTGCCGGATTTTCCAGGTCGATTTCGTTTTCTTCTGCCACGTTGATGCACCCCTTGGGTTTGGTCGGCCCGCTTTGCAGGCAATAAAAAACCGCCCGGAGGCGGCTGATTGAATGTTTCCGGTCAGATTCCGGCGCGTTGGAACGCCAAAGGCTCCAACCCCTTCATTTGCGCCAGGGTCAGCGGCTCGAAGTTTCGATCAAGCTGCAGTTCAGCGAACCGCTGCACGCTCAATCCGCCCTCACGGAACAGCTTTGCCCGGACAGGGCCGATTGCCACGTCCTGGAACGCTGCTGGCTGAAGTTGGAGCCACTGGTAGTAGTCAAGGCTTGCGCTGACCTGCTGCGGGCCGTCGTCACCCACAGAAGCCCGGGTAGCGTCCTTGGCGAAAACCACGCTGAGCTTGGTGATGAGGACAAAAGTCGTCCGGCAGTTCGGGTGAAACGGCGGCCGCGGCCCAGAATCGACCGGAAACCTTCGCTTGTCCATCGAGCGGCAGGTCTGGCTGGTCTTGCTGTCCAAGGTGGCGACCATTTCGATCTCGGTCACCACATCGGTGTTTTCTTTCGCGACCTCCATGCGCGCCTGGGACGACACATGCTGAATCGCCGTATGCACGATGGTGCTGGCATTCCGGTTGGTAACGGCCAGGATGCCGTCCTTATAGCCGGCCGCCTTGGTCCCGCGAATGTTGCGGATGATCTGGAAGTTCGTCTGCCCTTCGAAGAATCCCTGCCGGATTGTGCCAGTGACACGATCACGCTCTGCCTGGGCCCAGCCATCAATGAACGACTTCAGCAGTTTGCCGCCGCCAATGCCACGCACACCGAGCGGGTTGGTGAGTACCGCCGTCCTGATCGCTGTTGCAGTCGGCACCGCCAGATCAAGCGAGACTCCCGCAGGCGCCGACCGGGCAAGGCTGGTTGCTTCGAACTCGGCCTCGTAGTTGGCGATGTCGATCAGGTCCAGGTTCAGCTTTTCGCTGTACCGGTCGAAGATTCCCAGCAGCAGGCTGTCAACCTCGCCCAGCAGCGCCTCAAGCCGCTTGACGTTGTACTCAGTCAGGTCCGACTGGGTGAGCCGGTCCCGAATAGACCGGTCAATCTCCTTGAGGAAGGGGGCGAACTTGCCCGCCTCCCCCGCCTTCAGCTTTTCGAGAAAAACCGCGTGCCGGATCGTGGCATCAAGGATTGCCTGGTTTGCTGCCATTCGGTGCCTCCAGGTTATCCAGGCCCAGGCCATCGGCCTGCTCGCTAAGTTCGCCATCGATCTGCACATCAGTACGCTCCGGTGCAATGAGCCCCAACTTGCGCAGATAGGCGCGTAGATCGGCCTTCGCGAACCCGCCGCTCTGCCAGAGCCCGACAAGCGCGGTGATCATCTGCGGATCAGCCGTCAGCTCTACGAACTCCTGGTTGATCTGGTAGGCGACCTTGTCGGTGCTACCCATGTACTGACCGCACCACATGATCGCCCGGGTGTATGCCTCGCTGACGTTTGCTACGCAGCCGGCTAGCACCGAAGTTGATGCCGACTGGTCGCCGCGGGCCTCGGTCGCCGTCTTGGCCGATATCGAGGCGACGACCATGCGAGCGCCCAACTCGATCATCATCTGGTTCTTGTCGCCCATGGCCTCTTTGGCCAACATGTTTGGCAACGGCTGCGCATACCCGAAGGCGCCACCGGCGGGAAGCAACATGGGCGCCCTGGAGCCAACGTAGATCCCATTTTTCTCCATGTGATCGCGCCAGTTTTCATCAAGCCCGGCGATATAGGGCTGAGCCTGGCCGCACCAGAAAACGCTGTCCTCATAGTCAGCACTGTTCCGGTAATGGCCCAGGTTGATCATGGCGATGTCGTATAGCGGCGACTCGTCAATGGTTGGGTCGTTGTTCTGTGCGCCGACGAAGGTGAACGGGATCTCCTTGAGGCGACCGGTTACACCTTTGGGCTTGAACTCGTCAATGACTGCCAGCGGCCCGCCACCTTTCGGCCCAGACCGACGCCAGACGCGGCAAACAAAGCCGTCATCCTCAAGCGCCAGTTCCCGGTACTGCTCAACTGTCTTGAAGCCGAAACCATCAGGGATCTCCGGTGACTCGCGCAGCACCACCAGGGTAAGCACGCTGTGACCGTTCACCATGCCCGTGCGCCAGTTAATGATGTCTTCAGCACAATAGGACAGGATCACCGAGTGCCCGCCGATACCATCATCCTGGTGATAGTCGGCATACAGGCCATGCCGGCCAGCCTCAAGCACCTTTTCAAGCGTGCCCTGAGAGTGCTGGTAGATGCTCACCCCGGAGCCGTTGGCATTGTCCTGCAGGTATTCCAGCTTCTTCGGTACTGTGAGCGTCGGGTCTTTGTGGAAGGCTAGTCCCAGCAGCCCATTACGGGTGTGCCCTGTCGCATTCTTGAACACCGCCCGCTCGCGGTAAGCCCGGTTCCGGTCTTCGTTCTCTGGCGACTTGTCGTGCGCGTTGATGTACGGAAGCCGCGAGACAACCCGGTGCTGCCCTGCGCAGACGTCACGAACGGTCGCCCAGCGCTCCAGCGTTTCGATGTAATCCGCCCGTTTGAAGGAAACGTCGTTGCTCATCGGGCGAATCCCATTTTGATGGCGGTGACCGGTTTGATGATCGGGTACTCGCGGTGGATGAAGTAGCCGCCGGCGTCGTTCGCGTGATCGATGCCAGCGGTTTTGTCTGGCTCCCCGTTCGCGCCCCACACCTGCTGCTCCAGGCCATCGGCATAGGTCGGACAGGTAAACGGGTTGATCAGGTAGCGGCGCTCGCCCTGCGCGTTGCAGAAGACGGCGTTCATAGCGTTGATTCGGTCCTTCACTGGCGGATTTGCCGCTGGAGCAATGACTGCAAACCCGGCCTGCTTGAGCATGGCCAGGTCGGTGATGCTGGCGTTCACGGACTTGCGTGAGTCGCCCGAAGCATCCGGGTAGATCCTGATTTCGCACGTTTTCTTGAAGTCGTTGCCGTCGTGCTGCCAGTAGCGCTCCTTGATGCGGCGGATCATGTCCGGCGTGTCGTAGCCGTCGATCAGCTCATCCACGGCCCTGGGCAGCCCCTGGTCGCGCTTGACGTGGGTGATAGCCGCCATCTTGCCGACGTTGAAGTCCATACCGATGAACAGAGGCTCGCCGGGCTGCACGGTGTCAAAGCACCCATTCAGCTTTCGGTCGTAGGCCGTGTAGATCGTGCCGGACGTCAGGTTGACGAACTGGCCTTTCAGGTACGCCAGGATCAGCTGTGGCGGGTACGACTCCATCAGCGAGGCGATGTAGTCGTCCGGCAAGTTCAGCTCGTTGTCGAACGTGCTGGCCTGCACCAGGCCGTACATCTCGTTGAGCGATGGCTTGTCACGGAGCTGCTTCACAAACTGCTGGAAGACGAACTTGAAGCCTTCTGGCGTCGTGGTGACGTCCACCCCGTTCTTCAGCCCGGGCAAGTTGTACCGCATCCGGGCAATGATCTTGCGCCAGGCCTGCTGCGCCTTGATTGCGGTCAGCACGTCCAGCTCATCCACCAGGGCATGACCGATCTTGAAACCCACAATGGTCTGCGGCTTCTCCATCGACCGGCAAATCACAGTGCCGCGGTACTGTCGGCCGCTGTAGATGTGAACCTCGTGGTTCGCCTGGTTGATCTTGGTCTTCAACCCCCAGTCATAAGCCACCTCATCCATGGTCGGATAGAAGATGTCCCGGATCTGCGGGTAAGTCGGCGCGAAGTAGCCAGCGTTGACGCCGGGCCACTCCATGAAGTGTTTGCTCAGGGCCGAGCATCCCACCCAGGTCTTGCCTGAGCCGAACCCGGCGACGAACGCACGGAATTTGTGGGGTAGCGTGAGGAACTGAGCCTGGGGAACGTTAAGGCTCGGCATTCGGCTTCCTCGCATCCACCACATCCACCTGAATGCGGGTCGGGATCGCCGGCTCGTCGTCCGGCTCATCCTTCCGAGCACGGTTGACGTACATGTCACCGGTTTCTTTCGCCGCCTGCTCCAAGATCTGCATGGCCAGGACGATGTTCTTCATCGTCTCGGCCCTCTCCACAAAGCGGTTCATGGCGCGGAGCCGGAATGCGCGGTTCGCGATCGGGATCTCTGCCGTCTCTTCGCGGAAACGCTTTCGGGTGTCTTCGAACATCGTCACCCAGCGCTTTGCCAGGCCCTTGCCCGATGCCTTGGTTGGGTCGTGCGTTTCCACATGCTGGCGAGTCACCACCAACCCGAATTCGGTCTTGACGGCCTCCACCACCTGGGAGGGCGTGTCAAAGCACGCCAGGGCCTGAACGATGAAGCTCTTCACCTCATTTTTCAGGGCTGCCATAAATTTTCATCCGTCTAGAGCCTGTCAAGATTCAGGCCGACTTGAGCAGACAGGTTCCGCAGGCCCTCGCAATGTTCAATTTCCCCACCTCGGTAGGACTGTTTGCAGCATCCACCAGGGCCTGCACTTCTCGGCTGGCACCATAGCGACGGACCACACCAACGAACTCCTCAACGTCATGGCCTTGAAGCTTCAGCTTGGGGGCGCCGTCCTGAGTGAAGGCTGGCTGACCGTACTTATCGGTCGCCTGGGCGATGTGATAAAGCTCGTGCTCCAGGAGCGCACAGAACTCTTCGTCGCTGCACTGGGCGCAGTAGTCAGCAGCCAGGGTGATGATGAAAGCCGGCACGTCGCCGAACCAATCACGCATCTGCTGCTCCATTCGAGCCTTCTGCCAACCACCCGCACGGAGCGCTACCTGCTCGGCCTGGCCCAAGACTGTGCGCCCCTGCCTGGCGAAGCTCGACGACGCCCACATGACCCGGATGTCTGCATCCAGTAGGTGGACATGGTCTTCGTTGTGGATGCTGCCAGTGTCGGCAAGGATTTCGGCCTGGAGCCATTCCCACACCTCAGGGGCTGGAGTCAGGCGGATACCGAAGTCAGCCAGATCAACCACTGACGAGGACGGATATGGCCTGTCCATCGAATACTCCTTGCTGATTTTCGGCCTGGTCGTTTAAAGGCTCAATCCAGTGCCGTCACCAGACCAAAGCCGATGAAGGTCATCAACAACGACCCCACGACATGTGTGAGCACCGTAGCAGCAGCCCAGCCAAATCTACCCTCTTGCAGCATGAATACGATCTCAGCGGAGAACGTTGAAAAGGTAGTCAGCCCACCACAGAAGCCCGTGGTCACTAGCAATCGCCACGCAGGATCGAGATCCGGCATCTTGATAAAGAACGCCATGGCGCACCCTATGATGAGCCCGCCAATCAGGTTAACGAGGAGCGTGCCCAGCGGCATGCTGGGGAACGCACCATTGAACTTCAAGGCAAGCGCCCACCGAAGCACACAACCGAAGCTGCCACCAATGATTACCGCTAAGAGAGACTTGTACATTCGAGACTTCCAAAGAGATCTGAGGATCCCTATGGAAAGACAGACGGACGCCTACGCACCCTCCATAGGGTTTGCGTAGGCATCATCAGCCAGAAGGCGGTTATGAGGAGGAATGCCATCTCCTACCCGAATCATATGACAACAGGCAAAAAGCCTCAACACAACTGAAGCAGAGACTGCCTGCCTAAAGCTGAATTTCCCACGCCTTTGATCAATACGTGCCGCACTAACCTGCGGCACACCTCTACCCAGGCTTGGCCGGATCAATGATCACCGCGCAGACCTTGCCACCGGTGTAGATATCTCGCTTCATGGCGGCACGCACCGCCTCTTCAGCGCTTGCCCCCATATCCATTGCAGCCAAGGCATATGCAGCGCCACTGCCGATGGCGTCAGGGTTGGACAGCTCAAGCTCCTGCTTCCAGATGCCTGTCTTGTCGTCATGACCGACCATCATCAGCTTTCCACCATCGACGACAAAGCCCGAGCACTCCACGGGAGCCGGTGACGACGTTCCGAAGTAGGCAGAGATCAAGGCTTTCTCATCGCATACAGCGCCCGACAGGAAGAAGCTGACCCCATCGACAACCTGGCACTTAGGTGCGGCGTCAGAAACGATGCGATCGCTTCGGGTCTGGCGACCGTCATAGGCGATCACACCGTCTTTGTAGGCAATGGTCGTCATCTGAACCCTCACAATTGCGCGCCACGATTTGGCGCATTCGAAAAACGTGGCGCGAATTACTTGTTCCGGCGATCGATCCCACCAGGCGCTTTTTCGTAGCGCAGGCAGTGCTCGCAGTTCAGCGCGCGGCACAGCCATGCCTTCACCGGCCGCCAGTAGGTGACCATGAAGATGTGCCGAGCACCGGCCAGAGCCAGGGACACATGCAGCGTCAGGCCGGCGGTGGTCGGACCGAAGAAGATTTCTTGGTTGCGGCTCATCACGACAAACCCGCTGATGGCGATCGTCGAGTAGATCAGCTTCCCAAGGATGCCGTCCCTCACCTTCCCGCTCAGTACGCACCAGGTAGCCCACAAGGCGATCAGGCCGCAGGCGATGGAGTTGATCAGTTCAAGATTCATGGTGGATTGCCTCCCCCGAACCGCTGGCGGATGAGTGCCCAGAGGTCAGCGGATTTGATGGCTCGATTGATGGCCGCCAGGAGCGAGCCGCCGAATGCGCCCAAGAGGAAGCCGACACCGGCAACAATCTTCGGCTCGGTCACGCCCAGGTAGGTGCTGACCATGCTCGTCAGATAGATCGAGCAGGCCATCCCTGTGATAAGGAAGATCACCCAGGCGCGCCAGTCCGACAGATCATCCTTATGCCACCAACTGGCGACCACGGCGCCAACGAGGCCCGCGATCAGCAATTCAAACCTGTCGATCTTGTCGAGCAGGCGCTGCAAATACTCCATGCGCTCGACTCCGTGGGGCATGTTTGAAATAGGTCAGCCCCGCCACTCCCAGCTCATAGCAATGGGTGTGGCGGGGCCGAAAATGAAAAGGCCCCGGCAAATGCCGGGGCCAGAACCTGTAACGAAAGTACAAGGCGAGCAAAGAGAGCTACGGGCGCGGCTCCTCGCGCCTTATGGCAGCAGATCGTAAGTCACGCACGCACGACTCGAGGTACTGCTGTTTGCAGTGATCCACAGTCCATAGCCAGGCGGCAGTTGGATCGGGTACGAAAGATTCTGAGAGCCACTGCCCAGAGTCATCAGGATAGGTTTTCCGGCATAGTCAGAGCCACTCTTCGGAGCCACTGTCCCAGTGATGAGGCCGGAAAGAGTGGTGCCGCTCACCGATGCCGTACGAATCACGGCGCCCGCAACGTTGTCAGCCGGTTGGATGATCGCGCCAACACCATAGATGTCCGAGCTGAAGAATTTTGCACCAACAGTTACTGCTTCCATATTTTCACCTTTTAAGTCGAATGATTTGTCGCGGAGGATTCCGCATTCATGTCGCTCAAAGGCGATCGCTCGAGGCTCGTGGCCTTCTCATGATTCAACGTCCCGCATCGGGAACATTTGATCTGGAGCTCGGTAAACTCACCCACCCGGGCGAGAAGTCTGTTGCATTTTCCGCATCTGCACTCTTTTAACATCTGCAAGTCCATTAGGTTTTCTGCTAGGCTCCGTCCCGCTCGCGCGAGCAGTGAGGGCCTTGGCTGGCTTGCAGGCGATATCTGCGATCTGGCGTCTCCCTTGGGTGTTACAGCACCCTTTGGAGTCGCCCTCTCTTTTTCTCCGTGCATAAAAAAGCCCCGAACTTGTCGGGGCTTTTTGCTTTCTGACGGGCATAAAAAAACCGGCTTCAGAACCGGCTTTTTCAAGTAAGTTGCCACAGGCAAAATACTAACTATGGAGAAATCATGCCCTCAGCCGTGCGGGAAGTCAAGCAGCCTCTTTCATCTTGTAAATTACCCCGCCAATTGGGCTTAAAGCTCGAGCATCAATGTCGTAGCAGGCGTCGAAACACAACTGCACAAAAGGCTCCCAATCCCTCCCCCACGCCGCCGATGGAAGTTTGATGCCGTACTCGGCTTTCATCCATGTACGGAACACCTCGGGCTTGATCAGCGGATCAGCGTTGGAGGATTGCCCACCCTGATGCATGTGCCGATAGCGCCGGAACACGCCCTTGGCGACATAGCTGGCCCTGTCGCGCTTGCTTGCGGTCATTCGCTCCACCCTCGAGCAAGCCAGGTTGAAAACCGCCTGCTCCGCCTCCTCTCGGTCATCATCGGAAGGTTCGGCCGAGTACATGGCGTTTCCGAACGCGCGCAGCTGATAGTGGAGGCGCGAGATTGCTGACTGTATCTGGCCGGCCAGAGCTCCGTGCACTGCGTGATCCGCGGTCGGGCCACGCTCGGTCTTCTGCACCACTACCCCCAGCTGGGCGGCGTCGGAGGTTTGGCCAGGGGCCGGGTTGTAGTTGCAGTCATGCCATGCCTGGCGCGCCGATTTTATCTTCATGCTGCAGCCCTCTTCAGTTCCCTGGTCTTCGCCCGGTACTCGGCCTTGATGGCCTTGATCTCTTCCACGGTGTACTTACGAGCCTCATGAGGCCCCTCGATCCATGCCACCTTCTCGGCGCCGATGCGCAGCACCAACCGGATGCGGTACTCCACCGCGTTGCCGGACAGATTGCGATTGCACTTCACGCATTGGCGGTGGATGTTCATCGGCTCGAAGCGCAGCTCTGGGCACGCGCCGACCGATCGGTAGTGCCCGGCGTCCCACCGGCTGCCCGTGATCAGGTCGTGATCGCTGGGCAGCGAGTCGCAGCTGATGCAAGGCAGGTGCGCGTCACGCCGACGCACGAACTCGTTTACCGCGGCCTGAGCCTCGCGCAGGTGGTCAGCCCGGCTCTTCAGCTTCTCCTTGCGGACCTTGATCTCTCGGCGCTCAACCTGGGCAAGCGACTTGCGCGCCTTCGCCTGGTTCACGTCCTTGATCGCCAATCCACACTTAGGGCTGCATACAGCCTGCCCCAGGCGCTGCGGCGGAAAGCTGATACCGCATGCTGGGTTCTTGCACTTCTTGGGGCGTGGCTTCTTGGCAGTGAGGCTCATGCAAAACTCCCCATCTGGTCGGCGGCCGACAAGGCGTCCTGTTCGGTTTCAAAATGCGCGGACAACACCAGGCGCCAGCAGGCGTTGAAGACATCGCGGTACAGGGGCTCAAAGGCTGTGTCGTCCATGCGGGCCCAACTGATCGACTTGGCTTCTTTGCGCACGCCGTCCGGGGTGCGCACAAGGTGGAAGTGGCCGGCCTCGATGGTCACCCAATCACGAAAGGCTTCGCGACTCTTGTCGACCGCGGGGAAGCGTTCGGCGCGGGCCTGCTCAAGACCGCTGATATAGGCCGCGACCGCATTCGACAGCTGCCCAGGCTTACCGCTCTGCGCCTCGAAGAACTTGGCCAAGCCACGGATGCCACGCATCTCCTGACGCGGGATCAGGCCGCCGACCGGCTCCCAGTAATCCCAGGCCAGATCGAGCATGGCGAAGAACTTACCGTGGAACCGCGGGTTGCGCATGCGGGTGAATTTGCCGTGGACCACCTGTCCGGACTTCCAGCCCTGGATCGTTTCCCGGTCGGCATCGGTGGCCGGCACCAGGCCCTGGGCGGTGCGAATAAGTGCGAGCTCAGCCATGGGCAACCCTCTTCAGTTCGAAGTGAACGATCATTGCGAAATCCCCTTCAGCAGATCTTGCAGCTGCTTCAGCTTGCCAACGGCTTCGGCATTGCTCTCGCGCTCTGCCTCCACAGACAACGCGACCTCTTCGATACGGCCGGCCAATGCCTTCATGCGCTTGCTGATCTCTTCGGCCAGGCCGACCACTTCGCCTGAAAGGCTGGCCAGGACATCCAGGGCGCCAGTGTCTGGCTTAGTGGCAGAAACAACGGCCTGATGGGCTGGCTTTGGCATGACTTTCTCGCTCTTGGTTTTGGTGGTTGCGGGATCGCGCTGGAAGTGGCCGTTCACTGGCTCGCGGATCAGACCGTGTTCTTTCAAGTCACTGAGACATGCACGGACGACCGGGAACTGGGCGCTGCTGGTATTGGAGGTCCGCAACGCGTTATGGATATCGAGCGCGGTCCAGTGCTGCTGGATCGGGACTACCTCGAATACCTTTCGGGCCAAGGCCGTTTGGCCGGCGAGCATCTGCTGTTGCCTGGACTCATTCACTGATCAACTCCTTGGCCTGGAGGGCTGCAATCTGGCGGCGGAAGAGACGCCGACGCAGATAGGTTTCGACTCGCGCGGCCTGGGCCTTCTTCAGCCGCTGGCGGTCCTGTTGTTTTTTTGCGTCCTGGACGATGGCTCGGACTTCGGCCAGCTTTTCGCGCAGATTCGGCGATGGCTCGACCACGTTGCCAGTCAACAGCCCAGCAACGGCCCGACCGTCATCAGTGATCGGCGCAATGCGCAGGTCGGCGAGGTACTGGGCGCCCTGCTCTTGCGGGATCAACTTCATCCGTACGGCCGACTCAATGGCGGTGACGCGGCGCACCGGGTCGAAGCCCAGCGATACCCGCCAGGACACCGGGGCAGCTTCCGCCCGGGCCTGGGTAACCAGTCGCTCGTAGGCGCTGATGAACGCCATCCGTGCGCCGACCTTGTCGCCCAGGGCCAGCACCGGCTGTGCGGCCGTCATGGCCTGCTGGATCTCGGCGGTCAGCACAACGGTTTCGCTCTCATCGTGACCGCTCAGGGCGATCGGCCAGGCCTCGTCCTTCCCTGGCCGTCCATCTACTGCCTGGACACGCAGCAGAATGTCGGCCATGGCCAGCTTGCCCTTCACTTCAAGCCGGCAGGCCTTCAGCGCAGCACGGACCACAGGCACCGGGTAAACGCAAAGATCCTCAGCCATGATCGCCGCAGTGCCAGGGCTCATTTCCTGACCCATGGCCTCGGCTGTTGCGCAAATGGCCGCTGCCAGCCCGGCAACCTGCTGGTCGTTCATTTCAGAGGTATTCATTGCGGTCACCTGCTTTGCGTTTGGCCAAAACCATCTGGGCGGCCTGCTCCGCTGCGGAGACGTTCGCTTCGGTGCGCTCCATCTGGCGGGCAGTGGTGCCGTTGATGCGCTGACCGGTCACCCACTGGGTGTGGTAGCTCTCGGCGTTGACCAGCAGCTCGTTGAGGCTGTGGCATTTGCGCAGAACAGAAGCATCGCTG